CCCGTGCGAATGACGTGCTCCAGCAGGTCCACGGTGTCGGCGGGGAGGTTGTACGTTGCTTGGCCCGCCACCAGCGGGATGGAGCCCTGCTCGTAGGTGAACATGTTCAGGCCACGGTTGGCCCAATCAGCAAACATCAGGTTCATCGATCGGCGGGCCGTACGCAGGTCATACCCGGTGCGCATTTCCGAGCCCACGCGCTCGAACGCTTCCTCAACGATTTCTGTTAAATCCAAATTAAAATTTGCAACACCTGATGTCGTCATGCGGCCTCCACCAGCAACCCTGCCGTACGTGTACCTTTGCGCTTGGCCAAGGATACTGCAGAAATAGACACGCCCAATGCGTTTGCAGCGGCCCGCGTAGTGTCAAACACACGTCCGTCAGATAATCTTACTTTCTTCCCTCCGCCCATGCGTTTTGATTGCATGTAAGCATCAACCGCCGCAGGGTCCAGTACGCGCCGGTTCCCAACAGGCTTGTTGATTCGTGCAATAAGCTGTGCTGCCGCGACCCTTGCGGTTTTTTCAGACTGCGACAGTACACCACGTGTAGGGTTGCTTGCCATGTTTTCCGCAGTTGGGAGCGCTGCGGCTGCAACTGCGTTCTTCACCAAACACAGCGTAGAAAAAACACGAAGAGCTTCTACGCAGTCCGCATTAAACGCAGCCCATGTGTAAATTTTCCGACCTGTTTTTGTGTGCTGTTGGCCATCAACCATACTGCCGCCGAAACGGGCAAACAAGGCTTCTACGGGAGCGCGGTCGCACATGGAAACTTTGACTTGTACCGACACATACCCGGCCTTGGCCAAGTGCATGGATACGCAGCCCTCACCGTCAAAAAGGCCTGCCAAGTATGCGTCTGATGTTGCCATTATCTAAACCCTGCTGTTTTCTTTGCGATGGTCTTGGGCTGCGCCACAAACTGCTTGCCAGCCTTTTTACCGGCCCGCTTGGCTTTGGTTGTCGCAGCGTACTCGGCCGGTGACAGTGATTTTATGGCAGCTTCGGGCAAATACCGCTCCCCCGTCTTGCTTGACGGCTTGCCAGACTTGGTGCGCCATTTCTGGTCCCCCCAGTCCTTGAGCGATTTTTGCGGTGCTTTCAATCTCTGTACCCTCCGCCAGCAGCTTTGTATTTCTTGGCCACGAGCTGGGCTTTGCGGGCTGACCACTGGCCTGCGCCAGTGCCTTGGGTTGCAGCAGCCTTCACCTGAGACACGATCCGCTTGCGCAGACTGGGCTTGGTGTAATTGCCAGCCGCATTGACTTTACCGCCTTCAGCGTACTGCGTGAAGTCGGTGTCATCCCGGCGCGGCTTTGCCGTGCCTTTGGGCATTTTGGAAGGGAGTATGGCTCCCATGCCACGGCTGGCTCTCATGTCAGACCATCCTGCCTTTTGTGTGACCCTTGGTCACGCAGCCATCCGCACGCGTGACGCCACCCTTGGCCATCTTTTTCGCGGGAGCAAACATCTTGTCCGCCATATTCATGGCTTTCGTGGTGTGCCCCGCAGACGGACGCGTTGGCTCAGTGGCCATGTCCTCATACATCTGCTTGACGGTTTTCATGCGCGGGGTATCGCTCATGGTCAGCCTTCAACCGCAGGTCTTGCCGCCTTTGGCCATCGCAACCTGTTTGCCCTTGGTGTGGCCCTTGGTTACGCAACCATCAGCGCGGGTCATGCCGCCCTTGGCAAAGGGTTTACCCTTAGCTTCGGCCATCTCATGTTTGATCATGGACTTGGGAGCGCCCTTCTTTTTCATGAAGTTCATCTCTTTGGCCACCATTGCTTTGGACTCTTTCATATCGCCACCTTTTGAAAATTTGCGGCTCTTGTCCGCGTTGGAAAAGTCTTTGCCCACTGACTGTGGGACGCCTACCTTCTTTGCGAACGCTGGACTGTGCGCCACTGCGTTCATAAAGTTGTGTTGTTTTTTACTGCTGCTCGGCATCCGGTTTCTTTCGGCGGATGATCTCCGCAAAAGGCTTGCCTGTCACCATCTCTGCAATTCGCATCAAGGTCCAGACAGCACCGATAAAACCGAAGACGGGAGTCAGCATTTCTAAAAAAGAACCGATGGCCGCAAACACGGAAACAACGTCCAACGTGTTTTTCACGGTGTCGTGGTTGTTGCTCATGTCAGCACTTCCATCTCTTCAAAGCCGCAGCCTTGCGGGTCGGCTGGCCCTTTTCGTCCTTCATTGGACCGGGCATACCGGACATCCGTGCGCAGAACGAGTCACGGCGTGGGCCACCTTGGGGCTGTGGAGCCTTCAGGTTACTGCCCGTCGCAGCGTTGTACTTGGCACGCCCCTTTGCAGTCAAGCCCGCACCCTTGGAGACCGGCAGCTTCTCGCCACGGCCTACCGCAAGGGACGGACCTTTCTTTTTGGGGGATGCGTTAGCCATAGAACACCGTTACCTTGGCCGCTGTTGGCAAAGTCACGTGGATGCTTTCATTGAACAGAATGCCCTGACCCGGAATGGTGTTCGAGAAGGGGTTGTTCGTGTTGGCCGGGACGTTAAATTGCAAGCGGATGGTGCCACTGGCCCCACCGTCACGGAAAATAATGTCGCCTGCAGTTCCGCCGGACAAGCACTGATAGCCGCGCAAGCGAGTGCGCTGCGCAACGGCTGTACCGGTTGCCTCAACGTGCGCGGATAGGACGTCGGTTTGCATTGTCATAATCAATCTCCTGTAAAGCAGGGGCCGAAGCCCCCAAGATTAATTAGGCAGTGCGTGTAAACACATACGCTGTTGGGCTGGAGAACATGATGGTGTAGCGTGCCAGACCGGTAGCACCGGCGGCAATTGTCAAATCACCAAACGAACCAGCGGTGTCGGCAGCGGCAGACGACAAGATGGCGTTGGTGTTGACTGCAACAGTCACAGTGTTTGCGCCAGCAGTGTTGTCAATGAACAAGTCCATCGAGGTACCTTGCGTGGCGTTCAGCGCAGCGCCCAGAGCAGTGCCAGTAGGCAAAGTGATGGTGGTGGCAGCAGCCGAAGTCGAGGTGATATAGCCCGCAGCCACTTGTGCTGCTGTAGCGGTGGCAGTGGCGTTGATAGCTTGCGCTGAAGCGTGGTCAACAATGAAGCCGTTTTGGGATACGACTGGGCCGGAGAATGTAGTGCGTGCCATGATAATTTCCTCATGCGGTTAAGGCGTATCTGTCTGCATGACGTCGGCCCGGAGCCGTCAGATACACCGGAAAGTCCGGGAGTAAAAGCAATATATCACGCAGGTTTGTGGGGGTCAACGAGTTTGTTGGACTTTTTCAAATTCTCGTCCTGCGTGATAACGCGCAGGTTCCACGGCACGTGTAGGCCGCAGACGGATTCGCCACGCAACGGCACGATGTGATCGACCACATACCGTTCACCCGTTACAACCGTAAGTTTGCGGGCTTGCACGTACAACTCCCGCATCTGCAGGCGTTCTTCTTTTGTCAGCCACGCAGGGGTTGCTTCCCGGTGCCGTCGTTTACGAACGCTTGTGTCCGCCCGCACGACATCCACGTTTCGACCCTTGTACTCGGCCTGCAGCCTGCGCTTTTCTTCTGTAGGACGCGCTGCCGCCCGGGCAATTACTGCATCCCGGTTTTTCTCGTAATACCTACGAGCCGCAGCAACAGCCGCTGCTGTTTTTGGCTTACCTTTTCGCCGCTCGTTATCTACCGCCCAATCTTCTTTAACGCACTCTACGCACGCCCCTTTGGTCTTACGTAGTGCAATGTGCCCGCGAACACACGGCTCCCCAGTGAAATAAAACTTTGCCCCAAGGGTTTGGGCTTCTTTCCGCGTCTTTGGGTGGTCCATGTTAACTCCTCGTTACGATACGGGGAATTATACACCTTGCGCTGCGAATGTCAACAGCCAATAAAAAAGGCCCCGAAGGGCCTTTTTTAGATACCGAAGTATCAGTTGGAGCCAGAGCTGCCCCAAATTCCGAGCGGGTCCGACCAGCCAAAGGAATATCGCTCGCGTGCTTTGTAGCGAACGTTCCCTGTATCAAAGTCCCCATCCATTGAAGTGGACAGAGCGGAACGCTCAAAGTGCTTCAGACCGTTTGGCACGTCTGTAGTCAAGAACCAAGCATTGGAGTCGGTCAAGAAGTGGTTGACGGTGTAACCGCCAGACACTGTGCCCAT